CAGTATTCCACTCAGCCACATACATAGGCTTTCCAGATTTATCTCTTATATAAATATAGCCAGAGGATTTAGCAGCCTCCACTTTATAAGTCCCGTCAGATAGCCCATTAATTAATTCATTTTTTATAGCAAAATCATCTTTGATATTAACATCATTCTCTCTCATTTGAAAGGTGAGTCTAGCTAAATTCTCATTTGAACTCATACAGGAAGCAAAAACTTGAGCCGCTAAAGCATTTTTACTATTCTGGCTCATGTTTCCTAAGAGGGCTCCTCTTATAGAGGCATTAGCCAGTATAGCTTTCTTAGCCGCAGGAGTCTCAGCCTTATTCAACATACCTTTAACCTTTGCTCTCATTTTAGGTTCTAAATTTTTTAATATAGTGGTTTTGGCACTTGTAAGACTCATCTTACCAGAGAATAACATATCAGATAAGGTAGATAATACTTTTCTAGACTTAGCTGTGTCTCCTTTGAACTTATTCTCAATAGTAGTTTGTATTTTTTTTGCAAATGTTTGCTCTGCTACATTATCACCAATCCCACCCAAGGTACTAACATAGTTCGCAGCATTCATCTGCCCGTAAGTAATTTTACTACTACCATCATTAAGCGTTTTAATTTCTGCTCTAAGTACAGTAACTTCATCATCAGGATTCACGCCCTGGGGAAGTTCTTCTTTAAATACCTCCGACGCCTTCATGGTTTTAAAAGCATTAGCAGGTAATTTTTTCCCTTTAGTTATCTTCTTAATGTTCTCTTGTATCTTTTGAATGTCCTCTTTGGAGCGAAAAACATACTGGACATCTGCCTTCTCTCCTAAATTAGCATACTCTTTAGAGTCTCCCAACTTAACTGCCCCGATAGGACTGACATCTCCGAAGAAAGTTTTAGTAGCGTGCATGTCCAAGGCAATAGAAAACGCCAAAGCTTTTTGCCCATCGGAACTCAAGTTACCTAATAAGCTCTCCACCTTTTCCTCGTCCATCCCCCTGTGTTTAGTGAGAAAAGATCTGATGGAGTCTACGTACTCCTTAGACTCCATACTAAACAAAGTATCTAGCTGGTCCTGCCCTAATCCTAGGCCAAATAGTTTAGCTACTTTCTCTGGAGACCTCTTCTCAGTTAGGTTTTCCCACTCCTCTATTATTTTTTGATGGTAAAATTGCTTACCTTCCGTATTTTGAGCCCCCGCCATAGCTAAGAAGTTGCCCATAATTACCTTTACGGACTCGTTAGCAGTTCCCCGCAAAGCAGGGTTGTCCCCATCAGGATCTTCCCTTTTCGCAAGAGTAGGAATAATAGCCTCAGGATCAATATTTTCCCCTATGTCCTTATTTATTTTCTCTATTTCTTTATTAAACTGATCATACAATCTAGATGCGAATACCGTACCTCCTTCGGTACCTTCTAAGTCGTGGGCACCTACCGCTACTTCTTGCTCACCTACTTGTAGTAAAAGCCTATCGTTATATAAAGTTATATAAGGAGCTACCTCTCGTAGCCCTCGAATATCAGTGTCACTAAATTCTTTATTAGGATTTTGAATGTTAGCAAGAGTGGTCATAGCTTTTTTGTATAACTCAAAAGCTTGTACCTTTTCTTCCCCTGTAATCTGCGTACTCTCTTGCAGTTGTTCTGTAAAACTCTCGTCCATTCTAGTGAAGTTACCCTGAGTATTTGGGTTAGTCCACTCAGATCTAAAAGGTTTCCCTTCGGGAGTCTCATTCCATGCAGAAACGTCTACGGCTAATTGTTCATTATAATAAGCATCGCGCTGCTCTTGCGCCATAGCATCTAATTGTTCTTGAGTTATAGGCTGCTCTTTTTCTTTTCCTTTACCCTCTCCCTCCTTAGTTTCTCCTTTTGGTGCTTCTTGATACCACGCTTGGAGCTTCTGATAGCCAGGAGTGTAGTACCCTCCTGGGTCAGGTTGGGGAGCCAGCGCGGGCTGACCATTCACTATGCGACCCACCACAAACCTCTCTGTCCCTGCAAACACACGGATATTCAGCTTCTGGTCCTGTATTTTAATGGTAGCTTTTCTTCCTGATTGGTTTGTAATGGGAACTTCAGCCCCCATAGCGACGTTAGTAGAGAGGGCTGCTATGAATTCTTGGTCATTATTTACCTGCACACGGTTAGGATCAAGCTCCTCTTCTTGGGGCGCAGTATCCTCCTCTGCAATAAGTTTAAGAGACCTTCTTTTAAGCTTAGAATAGCTATCTAAAAGTTCGGTATAATAATTCATTAATGTATCTCTAAAAAAAACGCCCAGCCCAGAGTATTCCAGGCTGGGCCTCATAGCTTTAACTTATTATAGTATAATTATATTCCATTGAGTCCCAAAGATTGACTGGTACCTTGGTCCATGAAATCATAACGGAAAGACATCTCTATTGTGTGAAATTCATTGTTTGAGTAGTTAAACTCAGCAGTTTTCCAAGACTTAGGGTATACCCCAAAAAGTTTAGTTGTCATCAAAGGCTTACCATGAGGGTCTAACTGATATATCTTAAGTTCTCTGGACTTAAAATCTCCTCTAGGCTCCACACCTAAAGCAGTAGTCACGTTCTCCATCAGTTCCCCTGTCATGGGATTATAAATAGATTTAAACCAATTCCAAAGAGTGGTAGATACTTTTTTCTGATACAAGTTATCAAACGTAATTGTAACCTCTTCAGGCGAAGGCTTACCGGGGTAGAAAACTCTATCATTTACACGGTGGACTTCAATGTCCTCAACTGTAAACCCTGTATTAGTAACCTGCTTGGCTGCTAATGTTAAGAAAGGGTCTCCTCCTCCTTCTCTTACCCCATTAGGAAGTTCAAAATGGGCTTCAAAAGAATAAGTTCTTACTGAGTTAAGACCCTCAGAAATAGTAGGGAGTCCCTGCCCATTCCTTTCTATGGTTCTTCCTAATTCAGAGCTTATAAAATATGGACGGTCAGGCATCTAATTACTCCTTAATTACCAATCTGCGCTGATTGATTAGTTATGTTAACCTCAAACACTAGTATTTCTGCGGTCTTGGTGGGCTTCAATAGCACTTTACACCACAGTTCATTTCTATCTACCCTAATGGGAGTATTAGTGGACTCATCACAAATTACTTTAAACTCTGTGATTCCTCTCTCCCTCTTAATTTCATCAAGGAGAGGAGCAACCACATTGGTCACAGCTTCCCAGGTGAAGCGGTCGTTTGGCTCAAAAGCAAACTGTCTAGTAGAATTAACAACCGTATCCCTAAGATCTATCATGAGTCTACGAATATTAATTCTATTAGTTGCCTTATTAGTTCTCAAAGCTGTTCTCTGACCAAAGATCACGATTCCATCTTGATCAAACTTAGTAATAGGATTGATAGCGTTTCCTCCACTATAAAGAGAATCTCTATCTCCTTGGTTAAGTGCCACTTCTACATCCACAGGCTTAGTTAACCTACCTCGCTGGAGGCCAGCAGGAGCAAACCAGGGACGCGAGATATTATCTGTCACACACATCTGACGGGCACCAAAGATCTCAGGAGCGTACCACCTATCCTTACCATCAAAGACACTAAAGGTTTTCACCCAAGGCCAATAAATAGCTGCATAAGAACTGTTTATGGCTGCTGTCCTATCAGCATCTTTACCATTAGACCAGTCTATAGCGTCTTGAGTTTTCCCTACCGCATAAGGAGGAGACACTACAGCCAAGAATTTTTGGGTACTCTCAGCCTTAGTGATGAGAGCATTTTGCGCTCCATCTAATTCAGAGAAACCAGGAATCAAAGCAATCTTGACAGGAACCCCATCCTCATCAAGGGATTCTACCCCACTTCTTCCACCATCTGATTCTACTTGTCCAATAAGATTAGCTTCCTTATGAACAGATGCAGTGGGAATACCACTGTCCCCGCCTGCCAGGGAGTAGGTTCCTTGAACTAACTTAACAAAACGAGGATTAGCGCCAGGAACCACGGCCTGTGCAAAGTCCATGGTAAAATCATCGACCTCAGAGCTAATATTAGAAGCTTTATCATAGAAATTATCTATAGCAGTAACACTTCCTAAAACAGCATTGCCTTGAGCAGAAGTGAAGTAACTTACTATAGTCTTAGAAGTAGCGTCTGCATTGGTTTTGCCAATGACAGTCTCTAAGAATACGCTGGAAGTAGCTCCCCCCTTGAACGCTTCTAACGCCACCCCATCAGTGTTAACCTCCAAAACATTATTGGAGTTACCGTTAATTACAATCTGAACCGAATTACCAGAGGTATCCCCCGCTGGTGTGGTACCTTCATTGTAACCTGTCCCTGGGTACAAAGACCTATTCCAGTAGAAGAGGTTTGTAAACGTTCCCCCTGAAGCGTTCACGGAAGAGGCAGCGGTCATATCCTCAATGGTCCCATGACCAGACAATGCAGTAAGAGGAGTATCGTCTGGTGTTAAATCATGCCACTCCCCCGTGATGCTCCCATCTGCGGCATCATTAATTCGAAGTGAAGCCGATAAGCTAGCACCTGATCCAGCAGCTAAGCCTACAATAAAGGCTGAAGAATCTGTTCCTGTAACATCGGTACCAAATGCTCCCACCTTATCCGCATCCAAAGAACCACCAATAACTTTTTGCAAAGCTTGGAGAGTAGTTCCCCCTGTGCCAGAAGAGTTTACTGTCCCACGAGGAATGTCAAAGGTTTGAGCATCCAAAGTCTTTGTCATGGTATTATCATAAGAAGTGATAGTAAATCTTAACGCGCTTACAGCAGCGTCGTCTGTCCCGAACTCGGTCATTCCTGAGAGTGCGCCGCTAACTTGAATGGCTGGGCACATTCCCATAGGAATAGCCGCAGAGGCTTCAGCCGCTGATGCAGCAGCGCATCTAACAAAATACATGCTGTTAGTGGACTCTAAAATCTCTAAAGCACCTTCTAAAGCCTGACCTGCAATGTTCTCAGCAGGTTGACCAAAAGTATCAATAAGATTTTCTTGGCTCGTAATAAGAGTAGCTTTCTCACCACTCTTTCCTGCTACTGGTCCTTTAGAAGCGTAACCAATGACCCCAGCTACAGAGGAGTTAACCCCTGCGGGGTAATCAGATATGTCTACTTCAACAAAATAACTTCCAGGACTTAAATATCTAGCCATTTAAGTATCTCCTTAACTAATAAGTACTAAGCGTCTTTTTTGTAAATTAATTAATCTCTTATTGATAACCGAAATTGGTATCTCAATTGCGTGACCTGGGAGAAGATTAACTGTTCCCCCTTTTACAGGAATAGCCCATGCTTGCAAACTAACATTCTGCACTCTTCTAGTAGCAACAGAAGGTACCGGCGTAGAGGTAACTAGTTTAGGGGTAAATTTAGGTAAACTATTTGTAACTCTTCCTTTAGGCATATACTATCTCCCATCATATTTAGGTAATAATTATACTTAATCGAATTTATTTTTGTATATAGGTCTGGGTTTCTGAAATATTTATTGAACTAGAATCTATTGAAGAGGCGTCCAAATCCACAGAG